GTGTGATCCGATTCCTCATTAGAATATATTTCGGATGGCATAGAGCAAGGGTTTATACTTTACCCTTCCAATTGGGTTTTGGCCACCAAGATGATGTACAGAAGTCACATTGCCTATGGTTTTGAAAATTCTCTCTGTTCTCATGTTGGTGATGTGTCATTTAAATCCCATTTTGGTGGGCCCCGCTCTCTTGTAAGATTTGAGTGGTGTGCCCATATAAAGTTGCCTTATCTTGTCCAGGCCGGTCACCTGGTAACGCCGACACTTATGAGGGAAAGTGTTGTTTAGGAAGAGGACCGTTGCCATGTGGCGACAATAAACTCGTTAGAGCCCCGCCGCCCTGAGGTGGGGAATTAGCGGTAGATGCTTGAAATAGCATCACCTCGGGCGGCATCTTGTCTTTCCAGATAAAACTAATGAAATGAACAAACAAACAAAATGGAAATCGATAAAGCGGGACTTAGATCCCTCTGTGCAATCATGCGGGTCAACTAGCTCGTCTGCGTCCTGTAAATTGGGATCGACAGCAAGTGTTAGTTTGCCTGTTACCACTGCTAGTGTGGGTGATTTGCATGGTGCTCCATCGTCGTTGGTGGAGCAGTCTACAGACAGTAAAGGGTGTGAGTCCGTACAATAGGCATCCCCGGTTGTTACTAGTTATTGTTGCTCCAGTAGTGGAGCAAACAACTCAATGTCTGGCGCGTCGGTGGGTTCGTCTACATCATCAAATGACAAGAATGATGATGATAACCTTAGTCGAAGTTCAGGCTCATCAACGCGTAGTGCCCCTAGTAAGTGGGTTGCTAAAGGCACGAAAACCGATTATAAATCACAAATCGGTGAGAGGGCTAAAGAAAAGGTTGACTACGAGGGTAGTCCTTCAGGACTCAAATATCTATCAGAAGAGGAGAAACGATATTTTGAGCCAAAGCAACCTGATCCTGAAGTCGCACCAAATGAACAAAAATATAAGGCTCCAATTGAGATTATAGCTCAGGCTGAAGTGCCTGTGGTCCAAGAAATTAAAGAAGAGGTGTTGAATGTTGACCACAAACTCGAAAAACGCGATGAATTGCCCATAATTGAAGAGAAGAAAATAGATTTGGAGAAAATTCCTTTTATTCCTGATGATTATGTTGGCATGTGTTATAATTTTATCACTCGCGGTTCAAAATGCAAATATGGGAAAAATTGCAATTTTAAACATGACGCTCGTTTTCGAGATGCCTTGAGCAGACGGCAGACAGATGCTGTTGTGTTGTGTGAATCACAACTCAAGGAGCAGAAAAAAAGATAAACAAGCAGATGCAGATGGGAAAGACTCTGAGTATTCCGTCGAAATTTTCCCAAATGCTGATGGTGATGGTGCGCCGAACGCTGAGAAGGTAGAAGTTAAAGAAACCAAAGATGAGATGCATGTCCGTGAGAAGAAATCTGATGAATTTCAAGAAGGGCTAGGCACACGTTCTAATGTCGGTTTCTCCTATCAAGTCACAATGGACCAAAGTAAATGGACTTCTTGGTTGTATCAAAACTTTGTGACACACACGGTTAATCCTGATCAAATTAAGATCCCTGAAACTGTGTGGATGGATGTTGATGTTCGTGGAGACAAATTTACTTACTCCGACATCACTCAGCGTAATCCAAATACGACACGTTATATTTATCACATGTACCACGACAGGATTTTTATGCCGTGGGGTATCTTTTTAAGCACATTTTTAATTAGTTTTCTTGTTGTGCTTGTTCCTTTGGTACACATGTTTGGGGACTGGTGGATCTTGCCATTGATGGCTTATTTAATTTTTGTTGCTGCACTCTTCTTTTGGAGTCAAAATCGAAGTAACAAAATTGTAGTCCCTTTTTCCGGTGAATTGCTGGATTTCCATTCTAGGTCACTTATGAATGAGGAAACATGGGTTGTTCCATTGGAATTGTGTTTTCAAGTCTATGAACTTTTGGGAAGTGATATTGGTCAGAGCTCTGAAATAGTCTATGCTAGAATAGCTCGCGCGGTTCAAACGCATGCAGGTGTTAATGTGCATCGGTTTAATTTTCATTTTGAGCGTGAAAATGCTATTCGTTACTTGTTTCATTTTTACAATTGGCGTAGATGGAAAGGTAAATATCAGGATTTCGTCATGACCCAGGTGGGCAGCGATTTGTACTCTACGGATATAGGTATGAAGATATGGCGTTCCCAGTACTTGCAGAGGTTCGCCCCGAATTTTCTATCAATAAAATCCGCTGGGAGTGCGATTTACAAAGAAATGTTGCTGCTGCTTCCCTGGGTGTGCACATCCTTCTTGGATCATTACCTCACGCCGATATTTACCATAGGCAGAACGCTATCGTGGGTTTTATGCATCGCGTGGCACGAAAGCCTCCTAGCATCCTCGATCCCGTGGCCTTATCTAATTCTGTTCGGAGTTTTCTTCGTCGTCATTTTCATCCGCTCGATGCGGAAACAGATTGTAGATACCAGAGCTGGATTGAACAGACCAAGTATACAAACAGCCGTAGGATGGTATTGGGGAAGGTCTACCAGACCATTGTGGACGACCCAAGTCTTATATATTCTAAACATAATCATATCCTCGGCAGCTTCCTCAAAGATGAGTATTATCTCGCTTACAAGTTCCCTCGTACTATTAATGCACGGTCCGATATTTTTAAAGTTTACTTTGGACCCGTCGTTAAGGCTATGGAACATTGTGTCTATGATTTACCTTGGTTTATCAAACACATACCTGTCCGCGACAGACCTGAGTTTGTCATGCAGCGCCTTTGGCGTTTTGGCGGAAAGTACATGGCCACGGATTACACGTCTTTTGAATCATTGTTTACAAATCAATTGAAAGACGCAGTTGAAAATCAATTGTACGAACACATGCTCCAGAATAAAGAATGGGGCTTACAATGGCTTGAAAATTTTAAGTATGTAGTAGATAGTAATGTAACATGTAGATTTCGTAGTGTAACTATGACTAGTGGTACGTGTCGTATGTCTGGTGAAATGAATACATCGCTTGGAAATGGATTTACCAATTTAGCCATTTTCAATTACATAATGGAAAGGGTTCATGGCGATGTCGAAATTGGAAAAGATTTCGACTGTTTGGTCGAAGGCGATGACTTAATCGCAGTGGTCCCCGATTATACCGCTTCAGAGAAAGATTATGAAGAAGTGGGTATGCGTGTCAAGCTTGAGAGGCATTCGGAGTTGAACGAGGCCTCCTTTTGTGGTTTGGTTTTTGACATAGAGACGCGCACAATAATGACAGACCCAGTGAAGGTTTTAGCAAAGTTTGGGTGGGCTTCGTCAAGATATAGTTCAG